AAAGAAATTAAAATGGCTATTGGTATCGCATCTGACCCTCGTTATAAAGGTGGCAATATGACTGGTGCTGTTCGTGCTATTGATAAGATTAAGCGTGGTCTATCTGGACATAAACAAGTTATGGCTGTTCTTAAAAGGCAGAATGAAGATATTAATGAAGCTACTAATATGTTTACTGATGACCGTGTAGGTTTCCAAATTGATCGCTTTTCAATGGGTAAAGACAAAGGTGTTGGTTTTCAGATTAACTATGGCAAAGGTATTGGTAAGGGTAAATACATTCAGGTACCAATGGATGATATGAAACGTGTTATTGCTCAAATGACAAAGGCTATGAAAGCTAAAATCTAATGAGATCCTTCGTTGAATACTATGAGATTGGAACAGATGCTTACACTAAGTATACTAAAAAGCATACTCCAGGTCAAGGTGTTAAAGAAGGCGAAGGTAAATATAAAGGTGAAACGTGGGAGCAAGGATACAAACGTAGAGTTGTAAAAACCACAGATCCTGAGCATAAAGAAGACGGCTATAAATGGAGAATAAAGGGAAAAGAAAGAACTAATATTTCTATTAAGCTTTATAAAGAAAAGCCCTCACAGGCTGAGTATAATAAACAAATGAAAAGGGTAGCAGGACATGAATTCGGTGGATAAATTTAAAACATATACAGAGCAAAGAATAGATGAGATTTGCGAAGATTGTAATATCTATGATGAAATCATTGTTGAAGCTGCTGAGTATAAAGGTCGTAAGGTTAAGCTAAATGATCCAAGTAGATCTTCTGACGGTAAAAAGAAATTTTATGTTTATGTTAAAAACGATAAAGGAAATATAATTAAGCTTGGTTTTGGTGATCCCAATATGGAAATCAAAAGAGATGATCCAAAACGAAGAGCCAGCTTTAGAGCAAGAATGGGGTGTGATAATCCTGGCCCTAAATGGAAAGCTAATTATTGGTCGTGCTATCAATGGAGAGCTGGAGCTAAAGTTGACAACTAATGTTAAAACAAGAACTAAAGCAGGAAATTAAGATGTCTACTTCACAGCTAAACGGACAGAGGCTTGATCGCATTGAAGAAAAAATAGATAAACTAGCTGATGCTATGATTTCGTTGGCTAGGGCGGAGGAGAAAATATCAGGTTTGCAAGACGATCACGATAAAATGTATGAACGTATTAATAGACTCTCACTTAAGCTTGATGAAATAGCAAGTAAAGTAGACGAAAACTCTAGGACAGTGGAATTCATCCACAAACTGTTCTGGGTCTGTATTGTATCCATTGCCGGAGCAATAGCAGCAAATGTATGGATGATTAACTAGGAGAAGCCAAATGTCATTAGACAAAAAACTTATGGATGTGGCTCAGGCTTATCTGAGCATGCATGAAAAAGCTAAAACAGAGGATGCATCTAACGATAAATCCGATGATGGAGACGGTATGGATAAAGTAGATCCAAAAGCCGCTAAAAAGAAATTCAAAGATCGTAAAGATAAAGATCTTGATAATGATGGTGATACTGACAGTTCAGATGAGTATCTTCACAAGCGTCGTAAAGCTATTGCTAGCAAATCTGAAAGCAAGCAAGGGTTTATTATGGCTGCTAAAAAAGCTAAAGATGCTGGTGAAAAAGAATTTGTATTTGCTGGTAAGAAATACAATTGTGAAGAAGTCTTATCAAAGAAAGAAGCCGTTGAAATCGAAGTAGATGATAAATCAGATGCTTCACCAGAAATGGATAAGAAAGACGATCCTAAAAAGAAAAAGAAAAAAGATCCTAAGGTATCTAAAGCCAAGGACGATGATAAGGGTGATGCAGATGCTGTTGCTGAAGCAAAAGAAATTACTTATCGTGTTGGTGATAAAAAACAATCTGGTAACATGGGTGCAAAAAATCTTAAAGATTTGATGGCTAAGCTTAAAGCAGCTAAATTTGATATGAAGTCTTTAGAAATTTACGATAAAGACGCTCGAAAGCAAGTTATGCGGAAAGGTCAAATGGTAGAAAGTGTTGATACTTCTCCTGCTGGCGATAGCCCAGCTGCTAAGCGTGCATCAGTTCGTGATAAAGGCGTACTAGATATGTTACGTAGTAAAACTGCAGAAAAACGTCGTGATGAAGATAAACAAGACGGAACTAATGCAGCAAAAGAATCACCTAAGCGTCCTGGCGACTCTAAGGTTGGTGAAAAAGCAATGAAAAAATTTAAGGAAATGAGGTAAATTATGGTAAACAAACCAGGTTGGCTTGAAGAAGCTATTGCAAAACCCGATGGATATTACACCGAAGGTGGTGAAAAGCTAAAGGGTCTTATGTTAACTCCACAACAAATTGCTGAATGGAATAGTGATGTTCCTACTGCAGCACCTGTTATGAAAGCAGCTCCTGCACCAATGGAAACTCCAGAACCAATGACAGGAATGTCAACTGAGGAAGCTCAAGATTTAGGTAGGGAAGTTCAAATGGAAATGTTAACTGAAGCACCAACTACTATGATGGATCTAGAATCTATGTCAAAACGTGAACTAGAAGATCTAGGTAGAGAAAATGGTGTTGAACTTGATAGACGTGAGAAGAAATCTACTTTAGTTGAGCAAATTAAATCTATTATCTCGTAATTTAACTAGGGTAAATAGATAGGTATTAATCTATTAACCTAGGCGAAAAGAATGAAAATATTTGAAGAATTGAACAACGATAATTGGATGATGTATGCATCTAAGCATTATAAAAATGTTCAATGTACGAGCGTAGAAGAATTTTATGATGATTTACAAAGGTTTAAGTATCTTAAAAGATTATTTAAAAGATACTTTAACAATGGTGATCTACAAGAAAGGTTAATACTAAACCACATTATTGTATTGAATAATGTATTTGGTATAGAATCAAGCAATAAGATGTTATTTTATAAAATAGATAATGATCATTGGCCGGTTCTTAAAACCTTTCTAGTGTATCTTAACTTTATAAGTGAAAGTGCATATATAGACACACCATTAGATCAAACAGTAATAAAGGTACTAAGGGCAATATAAATGGGCATTATATCTAGAGCGGCCGATCTATACTATACTTACAAGTTTCTAAAAACTCTAGTCACTGACTGGGAAGATATGGAAGCTTTTAAGTTAGGCGTGATTGATGACAATGGTAAATTCCTATTAAAGGGTAAGCAATTATCTCAAGATCAAAAAGATTCCTTTACTGTTTTTCACCGCTTAGTCTTCAATCTTAAACGTATCATGCAAAAAATACCGTTTGGGAAATCTAAATTAGCTTCATATGCAGCTGCTCTTTTTTTATTAAGAGAACATACTGGCATGTCTGAAGAGCAATTAGCAAAAGCTCTTGATGAAGCTGGTATTGATGTTGATTCCTTTCTTCCAGAAGAGACTAACTGGAACCTACAATCTGATAAATCATTATCACCCGGTGTTTATGTTTTAGAAAATGACATGGCTTCTCCAGAAACAGGTGATATGATTTATCGTAAAGGAACTAAAGTAACTGTTGCAGAAGGTACAAAAAATAGTGGTTCTGTCTTCGGAGAACTTATATATAATATCAGACATGTTGATACAAAGACTAATTTATACGTAACAGCATCGGATATAAGCAGATGAAAAAATTTAATGCATGGACAGAAGCGAATGAAGGTCTTTGGGACAACATTCGTAAACGCAGAGCTTCAGGAAAGAAGATGCGTAAAAAGGGCGAAAAAGGTGCACCTACACAGGATGCAATAAAAAACGCTCAGGGTAAAGAACAAACGGAAGATGCACCAGCAAATGCAGTAGCACATGGTGGTGTTGATATGAACCCAACGGGTCGGACTCGTAAGATGGACAAAAGAATGAAGTATCATCCTGAGAAAGTTTACCGTAGATCAAGAGGATAGTATATGTTATCAATTATTGGATCTTTGCTAGGCTTTGCGGGTTCTGCCGCGCCAGCAGTTATGGATCATTTTAAATCAAAGCAGAACAATAAACTAGAATTAGATAAAATGCGTCTTCATGCAGAGCTTCGTAAAGAAGGCTATGATTATGACATGAAGATGTTTGATAAGCAGGCCGCTGATAATGAGCATCAGCGTCTAATTGAACATGATATATCAATTAACAAATCAACTGGCTTTATTTCTGGTCTACAGAAGTCTGTACGTCCAGTCATTACATATGCTTTCTTTGGTTTGTTTGCTACAATTGAAATAACATTGTTGATGAATGCTATAGAAAATGGTACTCCATTTAACGAAGCCGTGACACTATTATGGGATGCAGATACTAAAGCTATTTTTGCTGCTATTATCTCATTTTGGTTTGGATCACGTGCTATAGATAAAGCTCGGTCAAATCAAAAATAAACCTTTACAATTACGCTCTTTTGTGATATAATATATCTAACAATTGAGAAAGCGGAGTAGTCAATGAATAATCAAATTATGGTAACAAAACGTAATGGACGAGGTAAAGAACCCTTTGACCTTGAAAAAGTCCACAAGGTTTTGGAGTGGGCCACTGACGAGATATCAGGAGTATCGATCAGTGAGATAGAACTAAGATCTAATATTCAGTTATATGATGGGATCAAAGCTTATGATATTCATGAGCTTCTTATTAAGTCATCAGCTGAACTTATTAGTGAAGCAACTCCTAATTATCAATATGTAGCTGCTAGGCTAATTAACTATAAACTTCGTAAGGAAGTCTATGGTCAATTTGAACCTTGGTTGTTTAATCATATTGTAGAAAAGAATATCGAACGTGGTGTATATGATGCTGACTTTCTTAATAAATTCAATGATGATGATTTACAAAAGCTAGAATCTTTTATTAACCACAGCCGTGATAACGAGTTTACTTATGTAGGTATGGAACAATTCCGTAGTAAGTATCTAGTTCAAGATCGTAATACTAAAAAGTGTTATGAAACTCCACAAGTATTATATATGATGATTGCTGCAACTCTCTTTGCTGATTATGGTAAAGATCGAATGAAGTGGATCAAAGACTATTATGATGCAATTTCTCAATTTTATATTTCATTACCTACTCCCATTATGGCAGGTCTACGTACCGAAACGAGGCAATTCTCGTCCTGCGTTCTTATTGAGGCCGGTGATTCTCTTGATTCGATCAATTCAACAAGCACTTCAATTGTTCGTTATATTTCAAAAAAAGCTGGTATTGGTATTGGTGCTGGCTCTATTCGTGCTCTTGGTAGCCGTATTCGTGATGGTGGAATTGTTCACACCGGACTTGTTCCCTTTCTAAAATACTTTCAAGCTGCTGTTAAGTCTTGCTCGCAAGGTGGTGTAAGAGGTGGAGCAGCTACTGTGTATTTCCCATTGTGGCATTTGGAATTTGAGAATCTTATTGTACTTAAAAATAATAAAGGTACTGAAGAAACTCGTGTAAGACAAATGGACTATGGGTTTCAACTAAACAAGCTTATGTATGAGCGTTTACTAAGTGGTGGTAATATTACGTTCTTCTCACCTAGTGATGTTCCTGGCTTGTACGACGCTTTCTATGCTAATCAAGATGAGTTCAAACGTCTTTACGAGATGTATGAGCAAGACGAATCTATTCGTAAATCATCTATGCCAGCAATGGAAGTATTTTCTCAACTCATTACAGAACGTAAAGATACTGGCAGGATTTACATTATGAATGTTGATCATGCGAATGAACACGGGTCATTCATCCCTGAAAATGCACCTATTCGTATGAGCAATCTATGCTGTGAAATTGACCTACCAACTAAACCTCTATCATCTGCAGACGATGAGGAGGGTGAAATATCATTATGTACTTTATCAGCTATAAACTGGGGACTAATAAATGAACCAAAAGAATTCCAAAAATACTGCAATCTCGCAGTTAGGGCGCTCGATTCACTTCTCGATTACCAAGACTATCCGGTTGCGGCAGCGTATCGAAGCACTATGGACCGCCGCCCTCTGGGTGTGGGGATCATTAACTTGGCATACTTTTTGGCTAAAAGAGGACTTAAATATGATCAAAACTCGCTTAACACAATTGATGAATATGCTGAAGCGTGGAGTTACTACCTTATTAAAGCTAGTGTGGAACTTGCTGAAGAGCGTGGCTCGTGCGGTAAAAGCATTGATACCAAATACAGTCAAGGTCTATTTCCAAAAGATACTTACAAAAAAGAAGTAGATGAACTTGTAAAACATAAAGAACGTATGCCATGGAAAGAACTTAAAAATAAAGTACTTAAACATGGCATACGTAATTCTACATTAATGGCATTAATGCCAGCTGAAACTTCAGCTCAAATATCTAATTCAACTAATGGTATTGAACCACCTCGTGCTTTAGTATCATATAAACAATCTAAAGATGGTGTAATGGCTCAGGTAGTTCCTGGCTATCATCATTTAAAGAATAAATACGATTTGTTATGGGATCAACCTAATCCATCGGGTTATCTTCAAATCATGGCTGTTTTGCAAAAATATATAGATCAGGGCATTTCAGTTAATACATCATATAATCCAGAAAAGTTTGAAGACCATAAAGTACCTATGTCTCAAATGATTACTGATTTAGTGACGTTCTATAAGTATGGTGGAAAGCAATTATATTATAACAACACATATGATGGATCGGGTGAAATGACGGATGCTCATGCAGATCTACCAAGCAATATTGAAGACGACGAAAACTGCGACAGTTGTGTTATTTAGAAAGGAAATCAAATGTCAGTATTTAAGCAAAAAAGTAAATCTCATATAGAGTCGCAAATGTTCTTCGATGAAGGAGTTGATGTTGCAAGATATGATATGTTAAAGTATCCACAATTGGATAAGATTACAGATAAAATGCTAGGTTTCTTTTGGAGACCAGAAGAAATTGATGTTACTAAAGATAGAGGAGACTTTGCTAATCTTACAGTACATGAAAAGCATATCTTTACATCAAATCTTAAACGCCAAATCCTATTAGATTCTGTGCAAGGTCGTGGTCCAACAGAAACATTAATGCCTATTGCATCTCTTCCAGAGATTGAGCCATTAGTACAGACTTGGGCCTTTATGGAAACAATCCATAGCCGTTCATATACGCACATTATTCGTAATGTGTATCCTAATCCATCTATTGTATTTGATCAAATGTTAGATATTAATGAAATTGCAGATTGTGCAAAAGATATATCTAAGTATTATGATGAGTGTATTGAATATTGTAAATGGTGGTCTCTTCTTGGTGAAGGTGTCCATAAAGTAAATGGTGAACAGTTTCAAATTGATAAGTTTGAAATGAAACGTAAACTATGGATGGCAATGAATTCAATTAATGTTCTAGAAGGCGTAAGGTTCTATGTATCCTTTGCTTGTTCTTGGGCATTTGCTGAACTTAAGCGTATGGAAGGTAATGCAAAGATTATTAAGTTTATTGCAAGGGATGAAAATACCCATCTAGCTGCAAGTCAAACTATTCTCAAGATTCTTCCAAAAGAAGATCCAGACTTTGCTAAGATCAAACAACAGCAAGAGTCACAAGTAACTCAAATGTTTGTTGACGCTGTTGATCAAGAAAAAGTATGGGCTGATTATCTATTCAAAGATGGTTCTATGATTGGATTGAATGCTAACCTCCTATATAGTTATATAGAATGGATTGCTTCAAAGCGTATGAAAGCACTTGGTATAACTTCACCTTATTCAACTCCTCAAGCGAATCCATTGCCGTGGACAGAAAAATGGATTGCTGGTGGTAATGTACAAGTTGCTCCTCAGGAAACTGAAATTAGTTCATATGTTATTGGTGGTATGAAACAAGATATGGATAACGACGTATTAAAAGGAATGAGCTTATAATGAAAATTGAATTGATTACAAGACACGAACCACCATGTGTTTATTGCGAAAGCGCTAAAGGTTTTCTAGATAATAGAAAGAAATCCTATAGCGAAACTATTGTTGGTATAGATATTACAAGAGAACAACTATTAGAAAGGTTTCCAACAGCAAGAGCTTTTCCTGTAGTAGTAATTGATGACTCGCCTATTGGAGGGTTTCAACAACTTAAAGATTATTTTTTATCAGCTGATGTTTCAAGGATGTCAATATGAAAGATTGTTGGAGTTGTAAAGCTAAGTTCACTGTAAAGTTTCATAACAATACAAGTGAAAGAGATTCTGATGAAGATAAAACAACATTCTGCCCGTCCTGTGGTGAAGAGATATTTGAAGAGATAAATATGTCTGAAGGTCATTATTATATTGACGACACAGGCGAAGAAGAGTGGGAATGAACTGGACATATCAGAACAAAGAATACACTGAAACACCAGAAGATTATCATGGATTTGTATATATCATAACTGAGTTAGATACAGGGAGAATGTACGTTGGCAAAAAATTCTTTTGGAAACCTAAAACTCTTCCAATTACTAAAACCAGAAAGCGACGAGTTAAGACGCGCGCTGAAAGCGATTGGCGAACTTATCACGGATCTTCTAAGGAAGTACAGGCCTTAGTTGAAGAAAAAGGTGTAGGTAACTACAAACGAGAAATATTGCATCTATGTAAGACTAAAGGAGAGTGTTCTTATTTAGAAGCTAAAGAACAATTTGAACGTGAGGTACTACTTAATAACGAATATTATAATGAATTTATAGGCTGTAAAATACATTCTAAGCATATTAGGGGTTTACATTTGACTGAAACTGTGTTATAATAATAGTATTATGAAAAAAGGTGGTAGTAATATAATTCAATTTCCTAAACGTTCAGTCGATAAGATTGAGGGTATGGAAGAATACGACCTTGAAACTACGTATCATATCTTCGATATAGTAGAAGAAGAATTAGAAGAGTTAGGTTATGAAATTAATAATCGTATGAAAACTGATATAAGTGTATTAGCAAATTTACTTTATGCATCCTTTACACGGAATCATAATAACCAAGGTCATATATTCCATGCTGTATTAGATGAATGTAATATTATGATAAAAGCTGCTAAAGAATATATGGATTCTTTAGAAGATAAAAATGAACTAGATGATGGAGAACCCTTGAATGATAATAATCGATTATAATGCAATTGCTATTGCAGGTGTAGTTACACAGAAAATGAATGTAGACGAAAACATGATTCGTCATATGATTCTTAATACTATTAGGATGTACAATAAAAAGCACCGTAAAGAATATGGTGAAGTTGTTATTGCATGTGATCACTCATCATGGCGTAAAGAAGTATTCCCACAGTATAAGGCCTCTCGTAAAAAAGGCAGGGAAGAATCCTCTATGGATTGGAATGAAGTCTTTCGTATTATTAACCAAGTACGTGAAGAGATTCGTGATAACCTACCATACAAAGTTATTCATATAGAACGATGTGAAGCCGATGATATCATTGGTACTCTTACTCATATGAAATCTAAAGTAGAATTTAATCCTGATCCAATTATGATTATCTCTGCTGATAAAGACTTTATTCAGTTGCAAAAACACAACTTTG